AAAGCATCATCACCTAATTGTTTCCAACCACCTATCTTTTCTGGAATACCATAACGAAACCTAACATTATCGCAGTCTGTCCATTGACCCTCTGCCCCTGTGTCAGTTATTTGTTTATTTATACCTGGCTGAAAACCTATCTTTTGTAGCATAATAACCCGTTATATCAGATTAAAAGTTAATTAACAGATTAAAGTACGGGGAGTGTGGTTGTGGTGGTACTCCCCATACAAGTCTTTTTTATAGACTATTTTGTAGGTTTAGTCAACTTTACACCTTTAAACCATGCAGGAAGACCTATCAAAGGTCTTTTATCTAAAGCGTTCTCCTTTGCCATTTTAGATCCTGCTCTGTTATAATGTAAAAATACTTGACCACAATCTTTACCTGTAAATTCCTCTCGCCAATGTTCAAGATCACATCCAGAGTATATTAACATATCACCTGGATTTAATTTTACTTTTATACCGGCCTGTCCTTGTTTTCCTGTTGGGTCCAAATATATTGGCCAATCGTCACCACCAAGATTTAGTGTGGTTGATATCTCACAAGAATATCTATCCTTGTGTCTAGCTAACACATCTCCATTTTTATATATTCTAGCGTACGAATACGTTTCAGATAATTTTAATTTGGTATGTTTCTCCATCACTGGTTTTACTTTTTGTAACAATGTTTCCATGACAAGATCGCCATAGTGTGAATATGTATTTGGCACCTGTTCATCGTTCCATGTTCCCCAATACTCTGTAAAGGGTGATATGTATCTAGAATCAAATAAAACCTTAGCTACGTTTCTTTTATTTAAAAAATAAGCATAACAAAAGTCAGCCATTTCTTTACTAATAGCATTTTTTAAAACTGTGTATTTATTTTTTTTGAACGACATTTAAAACTCCTTTTGGTATCGCTTGGCAGTTCCAATGTATAAACCTGAAAGGTTCATAACCCATATCAACAATATATTGATGTGGCATATACGATGGAAAGAATATCATTCTACCTGGTTGAACTTTATAATGAATTTGTGAACTTGCATATGTGACTTTTGATTTATCTTTTTCTGGTAAAAGATTCATAAGATTACCAGGTCTTGGATCTTCAAATAAAGGTAGAGATGTTGCTTCTGATGCCTTTAAAAAATAAAAACCAGACATGTGTCCATTCCAATGTGTGTGTAATGTGTGGTGTCCACCACCTTTTTTAGCAAACTCTTGAACCCACAGTTCTGTTGTAAATATTTGATAATTAGTTAAATCAAAACCCATCTCTACTAATAAATTATGTGCGGTCGCACCGATATAATCTTGTAATTCTTTAAATTTAGGATCACCAATTAATGACGTTGAATGAAACACGTGGCCCATGTCCCCTTTGTCACCAAATTTTTTATTTCTTTCATCTATTTGTTTTTTTAGATTTTTCTGTGATATTTTTATATATTTGTCAGATGCTTTATTTAATTTTTTAACAAACTTAGGTTCGTCAGCCCACCATATAGGACATTTAAAATACTCCTCTAAATTTAATTGTTTTGGAAAACTCATTTATATGGCCATCCTAAATTCCAAATAACTAAACTATATCTAGATCCTTTTTTAACTGGGCATACTCTATGCCAAACAAAACCAGGAAATACGACCAAAGATCCTTTTGGTAATATCTCTGTGCATTTTCTAATGTTAGGTTTTTTATCAGGGTCTTGGTTTCTAAAATCAAATTCTAGCTCACCACCCTTATAATCTTTAGGGTCTGACAAACTGACTGTTACAGATAATTTTCTTATCTTACCATTTGATGGATCGTTTGCATTTTCTCTAACATATGGTCTATCCCAACCATCACAGTGCCAATCATAAAATTGACCTTTTTCATATTTTGTAAACTGACAACTCTCTGAAAAATCCCATTGAAAGTTCCAACCTGCATTTGCATTCGCTTGATGCACATAAGGTTGTATCTCTTTATATATCCATCTATCATTCATCCAAACAATATTAGAATTTCTTTTTTTCTTTAAATCTTTTATCTGTTTTTGATTTAATTTTTTATTACCATATCCACCAGTGACCGCCATCTGATCAGAAATAGATTTTCCATATTTAACTATCTCATCACAGATTCTCTCTGGGACTGCTGATTGAAAATACCAATAATAATTTGTTAGGTTCATCTTTCTATATCTTTCTTATATCAAACGTTAAGAAATTGTCAATTATTAGTCTGGAAATTCAGCAAATGCTATGCTTCCATTAACTGTAAATCTAGCAACTGATGTTCCATCAGGTTGAGCTGTTAAAGTATTAGTTCCTGGTGTTACTGTTGCTGCAGATGCAGCATCTCCTGGAATTCTTAATATGACAACTCCAGAACCTCCATGACCATTACCAGAACCTCCAGATCCACCACCTTGATTATTGGCTGCATTACCTCCGCTACCAGCTGTTGAAGCAGGTCCTCCAGCTGCACCGTTTACATTACCAGCTCCTCCTCCACCAGAAGCGTATTCAACGGTGCTTCCTGTTATATCATTATCAGCACCATCTCCACCTTGTCCACCAGTACCACAACTGAAAAAATTACCATTAGATCCTTGATCAGTAGCTCCACCACCTCCACCACCTGATCTGTTAGTAGGAGAGTTTGATCCACCACCTCCAGGTTGACCTTGCGGTGGACTTACAGGAGGTGTATTACCTGTACCTGCATTATCTTGAGCTGCACCTGGAGTAGATGCTCCACCCCCAGATCCACCACTTGCTGCAGCTGGTCCACTTCTACTCATACCACCTCCACCACCTGCTGATGTTATTGTACTTGATCCTGCAAAAGATGAATTGGTACCACTACCACCTGGTTGACAATTAGGTCCATTAGCTCCACCAGCTCCCACAGTTACGGGGTAAGTTTGTCCACCTGCTGCAGGTAAAGCAGATCCTCTTAATGGAGAAGGTCCATAACCAGAAGCTCTATAGCCTCCAGCTCCACCTCCACCACCATCATTGCAACCACCTGGATTAGATCCACCAGCTCCACCTCCTGCTACTACTAAATAATCTATAGTAAATGGTGCTAAACTTGGTTTGGGCCATAATCCTTGAGACTTGGCTTGAAATTGACTTTGCATTGACCACACACCACTTGCTTTATTTAATTCTCTTGTAATAACTATTCCTGAACCACCATTACCTGCTGAAGGTGCGGGAGGATTTCCTGCTCCACCTGCTCCACCACCTGTATTTGCTGTAGCATTGTTTCCAGTTGAACTACATGTTGTTCCAGCAGAACCACCACCAGGACCTGCTGCCCCTCCGGAAGTCCCTGGTCCACCTGCAGCTCCACCTCCACCTCCAGCGTAAACACCACAGTTTGGTGCTCCTGGAAAACTAGGACTTACATCTGTTCCTGCGCCACCAGCTCCACCGCTTTTTGCATTACTAGTTCCACCAGAATTACCACCAGCTCCACCTGAACCACCTCCTCCTCCAGAGGCTTGACTACATCCTGGTATGATACCACCATTTCCACCATTGTTTCCTTCTGGTGGTGAAAAACCACCTGCATTACCAGTACCTGCAGATCCTGAAGCTGCATATTGACCACCACCAGATCCACCTGATGTTGCTTGTGCTCCTCCACCTGTTGAAAAAACAGGTCCACAAGCTCCTACGATAATTGAATTACTTCCAGAACTTTTTGCCGTTCCTCCTGCACCAACTGTTACAGGAGCAGAGTTTGTTGATAAAGGTATTTCACAAATTATTCTAAGACCACCAGCACCTCCACCACCACCTTGATCGCTTCCACCAGATGCACCACCAGCTACTATTAATGCTTTAATTGCTCTTGTACCTGTTTGAAAAGTTTTTGTTCCAGATGATGTATGAACTGTTTGAGTGCATTTTCCAAACGAACTTCTATTCGTTTTTCCAATTATTCCACCGTTTGCTGAGCCAGATTTATTTCTTGGCATTTAAGTGTCCTCCTATGCGGACACCCAAGCTGTGCCGTTCCAATCGTAAACTGTTGGTGTTTCCGCTTCGTCGTCTGATTTAGTTGCTTGCCAACCTTTTGTGTTGTCAGCATTATATTTATTTTCATTCCAAGATATAAAATATATAACATCACCCTCGTTTGTAATTGATGGATAAGCGATCGGTGCTTGCCAATCATCATTACCATCTAACGACCAAGATGCGTATGGTTGTGGTGGAATAAATTTATCTTTTGAATAATCGTATGTAAAACCAATACCTGCGTATTGTTTTCTAAAATTCTTATTATAAGAAGTTTGTTTCCAAGTTCCACCTTTAAAAAAATTTACGCACCATGTTTCTCCATCTACGTGCATATCATTTTCTCCCAAAGGTCCTGCTGCTGTAGATATATCATTACCCACAACTACAACTCTTTGAACAACCCAATTTTCTTTTGAATTATCAAAGTTATCTTTTTCTTTTTTTAATTCTGCGAAATGTGCCATATTCTTACTCCTTAAAAGTTATACTTATAATTTAATTTTAACTTATAGTCAATGTCCCTGACACGGTAAATGTTGCTATTTTATCTCCTCCAGGGTGAGTTGAAGTTGAGTTTGTTCCAGGAGACACTCCAAAAGTGGTGCAACTAGGTGCTCTTACAACAACTATACCTGATCCACCATTACCTTGAGTTGCAGTTCCTCCAGGGCCATTATCAGTAGCAGCTCCACCACCTCCGCCACCAGTGTTAGCAGATGCATTACATCCATTGTCTGTTGAAGGAGCAGTTGCAGATAAACCACCACCGCCGCCACCACCAGCTCCACCAGAACCAGCAGAAGCAGATCTTCCATCACCTTGGGCTGCTCCACCTCCACCACCAGCATAAGTTGTAGATGGTCCTAAAATATTATTTGGTGCACCCGCACCTCCATTTCCTCCTGCAGAAGGAGGAGCATTACCACCAGCTGCTGTAGCTCCACCACCACCGCCGCCAGCAAAAACTCCTGGAACGGCTGCTTGGTTAAATCCGTTACCACCATTATTTCCTTGAGGTGGATCTGTTGGAGGTGTATTACCAGATGCTCCACTTCCAGTAAAGTGTCCTCCACCTCCTGAACCTCCAGAACTAGCAGAACCACCACCTCCTCCATCAGAAGTAATAGTTGAAAATGTTGAGTCATTTCCACTATCTCCGCCCGAACTGTCTCCAGTTCCTCCAGCTCCTACTGTAATATCATAATCCCCTTTTTCTAATTTTAATGCAGATCCTTGTAATGGACTTGGACCAAAACCAGAAGCTCTATAACCTCCTG